ACTCATCAGGAATATATCACTCTCAGTAAGCACTTGTTGTGAGATGTAGGCCATCACATCATCAGCTTCCACATTATCAATTGAAATCAGAGTAAGTGGTAATTGTTCTAAATAATCAATTAACCTACCCATCTGTTGTTTCATTGATTCTTCCTCATCTGCGGGTGCAGTTCCCCACTCTACATTTCTATTTAATCGTTTTTTTACTTTACGATTGGCCTTATACTCTGGATATAATTTTCTTCTTTTCTTCGAACCACCTTTACCATCAAATACAATAATACAACGAGATGGTTTTAGAATATCACAAGTATATCTAATTGATCTCAAGAATCCAATCAACCCACCAATATGAATACCATCATCATTTATTGATGGGTTAACTGCAAATCCACGAATGAAGGTGTTGAGTCCATCGATAATCAACACCCTATCATTCAATCGTGTTACTTCTTTGTGTTCTTCGTTTTTGGTTTGGTCGAGAAAGGAAATGAATTTTTCATTCAAGTCTTTTTTAGAGCTCATCCACTACCTCATCAGTTTCTTCAACATCATCGATACCGAGTTCTTTTGAATCATACTTTAAGATACAAGCACCACATATCTGATTATAACAAAAATCTTTCAAATCTGGATTCTCTAACAATAGTTTTTCGAAATCCTTTGATTGAAATTTGTATTCTTTGATAAGTTCACCTGTTTCTGTATCAGCGTGATTGATTGTGTACCAAGCACCAGCCTGTTTCAGTAGTTTATGTTCTTTCATCGTAGTCAACCAACTACCAAAGTCATCAATACCAGTATCAAAGTAAAGTGGGAACTCAGCAGTTCTCATTGGAGGACCGAGTCTGTTCTTTATCACTTGAGCTTTGATTTTAATACCAATGGTGTTCTTCTTACTTGAATCTTTAATCTGACCGGCGTTCTTAAATCGAACACGAGTAGATGAGTGAAATGGTAAAGCCTTACCACCACTTGTAGTCCAAGGGTCACCGAACATCACACCAAGTTTTTGACGAAGTTGATTTGTAAAGACGAGAGCCACCTTTTGTCGAGCTATCATTTGTGTTATTTTTCTCATTGCTTTTGATATGATGATGGCTTTGGCTGTAGCCCAACCATCTTTATCAAAATCAGCATCCATCTCTACTTTTGTAGAAGCTGCTGCTAATGAATCAACAAGAATTGTAACTAACCTATCCTTATCAGATTCTCTGATTTTTGTAACGATTGTTTCAATAGTATCAAATATTTCTTCAACAGTTTCAAGGTGAACATACAACATTTTCTTTGTATCTACACCAATTGCTTCAAGAAACTCTGGTGATACTGCTGATTCTGTATCTATATAAACAGCTATACCATCTTTTCGTTGTGTTGAAGCTAACAAATGAGAACCAATAAGAGATTTACCACTACCCTCTAAACCATTTAATTCGGTAATCTTACCTACGGCAACTCCACCATTTGGTTTATTAGCAATTGCTAAATCTAATATAGTTGAACCAGTCGAAATGAAATCCGTAACATCAGTTGGGTTACTACCCTCATCAAGAAAGTAAGCAACTTGTTGATGTTTGAATTGTTTATTTAATTCATCAGCTATTATACCAGCTAATGCATCTTTTTCAGACATATTTTTTCTCCTATGATGAAATGGTGGTTGTATCCGGTAGCAAATACATGGGCGGTTTTATCCCAATCTTTAACAACCACACAATTCAGTTGTTTATTTAGCTATTGAATAAGTCGTCAAATGCATCTGAAACTTCTTTTTTAGTTTCAGTATTAGTTGTAGTAGCAGTTCCAGTATTTGTAGTTGGAGTTGTACTAGCAGTAACACCTGAAGTAGTTTCAGTTGTATCATCTGATGGATTTAAGAAATTACTGAGAGCCTCTTTTAAATCATCGTAAGTAGGTTCTGTGTAAAGTTCTGTCAAATCAGATTGATTGTCAAAGATACTTTCAAGTAATGTAGCGTTTTCAGTAATTGGAGTTTGATTAGGTTTAACTCGAACTGTTGTCTTACCATACTGATTACCTGCTTCTGCTGGTGTTTGGCGTTCAATACCAATATCACGACCAGTTGTTGGGTCTGTAATATCACCATAATCAGGGTCAGCAATAACACTTAATAGTTCTTGATAAACTGTTTTACCAAATCCCCAAAACTTAACACCTTCATCTTCACGACCACGAACTACAACGGGAACAAATGTTCTCATTTTAGGTTCAAGTCTTTTACCTTGAATCCATTCGTCCTTATTACCTGTTGATTTTAGTTTGTTAGCAAACTCTTCAACTGGGTCTGGTCGACCAAATGAAGCAGGTGACATATAAGTTTTATTATTACCTAAATTATAATGAAAGAATAATTCAATAAATGGATTCTCTTTATTATGTTTGTAAGGTACAATACGAACTACTTGATTACCTGGTTCTGGTTTCCAAAAGTTATCTTTGGTTGAGGTTGTTGATTGTAACTGAGTTAGTTTTGATTTAATTGCATTTAAGTCCATGCATTTTCTCCTATGTTTTATCTTTTATCGTTTATTGTTATGGTTAAATCGTATAACCATGTAACCTATTTTTAGTAGCGGGTGATGGATTTGAACCACCGACCTTTTGGCTATGAACCAAACGAGCTTCCTAACTGCTCCAACCCGCATCAATTTTATTACCTATAATATATATCTTTTTTACTATATAAGTCAACACTTTTTTTTATTATTTTTTTAATCGCAATTTTCATTATCACATTCACAATCACAATCACAACCACAATGTTTTTTCCATTTACCTATTGGACATTCAGCTACTGCATAATGTACTTTTACATTCATAAAACAACCACAATGTGTGCATCTACCATCTTTCTTATTGGTATCTGGATTAGTTTCATCATAGAGAAGATGAGGACATTGTTTACAAATTTCCCATCTCCGTTCTGCTTCTTCTGTAGTTGTGATTGTCTGAGAACCTCTTAGCCAAGATTTAAGAGATTTCCAATGTGTTGTGGCTATATCTCGAGCCATCTGAGATGTCGGTGGAAGTTTCTTTTCCGTTGCCAACATCTCTTCGGTCTCTTCAATACATTCTAATTCTTTTTTGGTTGCCTGTCTATCTTGTGTAACTTTTGGTTTAAAGTTAAATTTCAATTAAACTCCCAAATGATCTAATAAAGAATCAAGTTTATCTTCTATTGCTATTTCCCAATCTGTTGGATTATTATCTACAGTAAAAGATTTTAAATCGATATCATCTAACTTTTTTTCTAACTGATTGAGTCTTAACTCTAATTTAGTTATCTTAGCCTCAAGAAGTTGTGTATTTTGAGGAGTAGGTGATGGTTGTCCATCTCTCTGTTGTTTAAATCTCTGTAATATACTCTCAACCGGTTGAAGATTTGGTAAATGGTCATTTTCATTTTTCCATTTATCATATTCTTTACCCCAAGTTTCTAATTCAGCATCAGTTCCTTGTGGATTTGGTGGTTTAGGGGGTTCTGTTTTTGGTCTTGGCCTATCAAGAATTTGTTGTGCAGATTGTAAGTTAGGTAAGTGTGAATTTTCTTCAGCCCACTTCTTATATTCTTTTTTCCATTTTGTTTCTTCTTTTCCACTTACACCCATTAATGGTGGTTTTGGCATTGGACCTTTTGGTCTTGGGGGTGCTGGAATATCTTCACCAGCTAACCATTTTTCAAGAACATCTTTTTCTCTAAATCCACATACACCTTTACCAGTTTCTGGAGTTATGAACCATGGTGTTCCACATTGAACTTTATATTCTTTTTTAAGTTCATCTACAATTTTTCTATTTTCTGGTTCTGCCGTATCGAGTTTAAGAATATCATGACCTTCTTTAATTAATTCATCAACGATTGGTTCTGCTTTTTTACAAAAACCACAGCCTACTGAATAAAAATAATATGATTGAGTTGATTTTTCTTCTTCTAAAACTGCCACATCTGCAGTTTCTACTTTAGAATTTTTTTTGTTTGCCATAACCTATTTTCTCCTGTGTTAAATAACTATTCATATATAAGTATATATAAAAATTAAAAAAACTAATTTAAATTTATAATTTTATAAATTCTTGTGTTTATCCTGTTTAATCCTTCTGTGTTTGTAACCAATAACATATTTTTGAAGTTTTCCCAAGGTACTAAAAATTTAGTATCTAATACACCATTGTTAAGATTTTTTATACACTCATTCAAGGCGTTAATTGTGTATAGTGTATTTGAGTATTTTTTTCTGTGTAATGATATTGTTCCATCTACTTTATTATAATCTACACCCTCTGTAGTATCAACATTATATGTACATATCAATTCATTTACCTTATTTTCATTCTGCAATACATAAATCTTATTGAAAACTATTGTATAAGCAGAAGATATATTAGCTATCGTTGTTTCGATATCTTTTTTAGTCGTAAATGTAGCTAATAGTTGGGTTCTCATTAGTTTTCTTCTAATTCAGCCAGTTTGGCCTCAAGTTTTTTAATAAAAGTACTATCTTTTAAAACTAAACTTTTAGTCCATTCCAATCTATCTTTTATCTCTTGTACATGTTGTATATCATTCAAATCATATTGTTCATAATCTATGTCAGATAAAATAGATTTAGCCTCAGCATCTGAAACTTTCTTTTTATCTTTATCTGGCCAAGTTTCTATATCTACATTACCATTTTTAAAAGCTAAACTACCAAACGCACTTTGAAATATTTCTAATGAGGGAGAGGCACCTATACCTCTTGCTCTTACACCCACACCAAAAATTGGAACTTCATATGGTGTTCCATCTGCTCTGGTTACTTTAACTGATATGACAGGTTTTCCTTTATCTTTAGTTACTACTAATTTTCTATTAATCTGATTTTCTATTTCTTCTCTTTTTTCTTCTTTTTCTGATTCATCTTCTATACCATTATAATCAGTATATAACTCTGTTAGACCAAATAAATTAGCCACTGCTTCAGGTGACATTGTAACTCCACCCTCTTCTCCATACAACACTTCAAGTTTATCCAATGCACCTTCTGAACCAAATAAAACATCAAGGATATGAGTTTCTTCTTTTACTAAATCTTTAAATTTCTCTACATTTTCACCTTCATTTAACCACCCAAACATATTATCAGCCATTTCATTATCTAATGATCTAACATCATCATATAATGTAGGATAGGCCTGTTTAGCCAAATTAGCAATCACTTTAATACTATCTGTAGGATAACTTGGGTCGTTTATCACATGGTCATATAAATCATCACAAGTTACACCATCTGTATGTTGTGATTGTTCTTCTTTTGGTAATTTTTTAAATTTAGCAGGTGATACTCCAAGTTTTTTTAACGCTACTTGTCTAATTCTTTTATTTGGCACATCACCAAATACTCGTTTAGCACTTCCAGTAGGATTATCCTCTTTTGCCTGATTGAAGTTTTTACATACTTCAGCTTTAACATTCGGTTGATTTAATTCTTTAACACCCTCATTTAAAACTTCAGTTCGTCTTTTTGTGTAATGGTTACCTTGAACATTTTCAGGTACATCTGTTCCTAACATTTCACCAAGTTCTTTAATATTTGAAGTGTATCCACCATTAACAATGAATACTTTAAAATCTTTTTTAAGAGAAACACCTATGACTTCACCTTTTTTAGTTTTAACAAACATATCTGCAGATGTTCCATGTCCTGTACTACCTACTAATTTATTACCTTCAGGTGTGTCCCAAGCAACTTCAGCTATATTATCAAGTCCAATATTATTTTCAATCCAATCTAAACAATTTAATCCTGATTGAACCCACTCTTTTGTTAATAAAGCATTCTTTTCTTTTGTTAATCCCAATAAATAATCTTCTGCTGATTTTCTAGCCTCATCATATGATACACCTTGTTCCATCAATTCTTGTACCTTTTTACCTGCCCACACCGTAACCGTTTCACCAGTTCTTGATTCAGGTGTTCCTGCTCCACCCTTATCCAATTCATCACCCTTTTTTAGTGTGAGTTGTGTTTCTGTCAATTCATCATCCTTTTTTCGGACTTCATCGGTTGACATATATTCAAGTTTCTTTTTACCATCTGAATCAGTTTCTTCATCATCTTTTTTATATGGATTGGTTTCTACACTTGTACCTTGTGTTGTTTCTTTTTCTTCTCCATCATCATCAAGTTTAAAATGTGTACCTGCTTTTATAGCATCATCTCTCGATTCTTCACTACTAAAATCAACTACTCTACCATCTTTGTTTTTTGCCTGAAATTTCTCTTCGTTTAATAAATTTTGTATATATTCAAAAATAAACTCTTTTGGTAAATTTAATTCTTCCATTGATTCTCTTAATTGAATTATATGTAAGGGATTCTTTGGGTTAGGCATACCATCATGTACACGATAAGCCCATTCTGTAAGTATTTCATCTATAATTTTTGAAATATGTATCATTTATAACCTCTTTGTAATATCTTGCATTTCACCATAATTTAAACCCATTTTGGATTTGGTAAAATGTTTATTTTCTTCTAAAATTGATTTTATTTGTATCAAAGTTTCTACTCCATCTTGTTTAGAGAAATCAAATAGGAAACTATCATATCCATATAACACCAACTTTGTTTTCTTATTTAATAAATAGTTCTGAATTGATAAAATCTTCTTAATATTTGATTCTGTTTCATATGCCTGTATCAAGTAATTAAATAGTTTATTTCGATTTAAGTCTTCATAGTTATTAGATAATAATTTCCTTCTATAAATATCAGTATAAACAAGATTATGAGTATTTATTTCACTCCACTTCTTATTTATATAATTATGTACTTTATTGAAAA